ACTAAGAAGGAGATCCGTGTTGAGATCTGCTCCAAGTGCCACCCTTTCTACACCGGCAAGCAGAAGCTGGTCGACACCGGTGGACGTGTTGATCGTTTCAACAAGAGATTTGGTCTGAAGTAATGATAAAAACGCACTGCCGACAGGCAGTGCGTTTTTTGTATATCTGTGCAGACTTACTCACATATGGGCTTTCTTAAAATGATTTTCGCGGTCACCTCATAAGAGATGACCGCGATTTTCAATACCCTAAGGGACAATAAATCATTTTACGGTTATATTTGCAATGGCATATGTTCCCTGATATGACTTTATCTCAAACTTTAATTGGTCAACACCGGTAATATCAAGGGTAAACTTTTTCGGTAAATCCTCTGCGGATATAGCGACTTCTTCTTTCAGAATCCCATCACAGTATACTTTGATGGTGGCATTTTCCATTCTGGTGCCGTCACAATGACCCAGTGTGAAGCGAATGGAGCTGTATGCGCTGTCGATGTTGTAGATGGCATATCCATCATAGTACAGGGTGAAACCATCTGTATAGGTATTGCCAGCCATAGTTACCGTTTTACCGTTGACATATTCTTTGTAATCTTCCTTGGCATAGGGAGTGCACTCGTTGAGGAAATATGTAGGTGTATCTTTTTCAATTTGTGCCTGCAGCTCCAATAAATCAGCATTTTCAGGATACACGGTTAAGGCGTTTTTGATCAATGTCTGCAAAACCCAGTGCATCCAGCATTTCCAGGCCTTCGATATTAGGTAATGGTCAGAGAAATGCGTTAGCCCGATAAACAATCCTTTGCGTTGATAAGGTTTTATAAGGTTGGGAAAAAAACGGGAAGACTTTTAGGGAAACCTGTGTTATGATGTTACCGTCCGAAAGGAGGAGGTGAGGGATTGAAGAAAACCGGCAGACTAAAAAAGGATCGGCTGCCGGAGAAAATCCTGAAAGAGCTGGCTGCAATCGGAATGACCCGTGCTACCGATGTTTTGCGGGTTGAAAACGGTCAGATGACACTGAAAAATCCGGAGGAAATGGGGAAGGATCACGCAGCGGCCATTGCATCGGTGGAAAAGACCTCCGGGGGCTGGAAGGTCAAATTCTATGATAAGCTGAAAGCACTGGAGCTTTTGGGCAGTTCTTTGGGATTGTTCGGCGATCAGAGCAGCAGAAGGGAGGAAGAAGAAAACAATCTTTTGGAGGCAATTTTATCTTCAACACGGGAGGAAATAGACATCAGTGATATACAAGAGCTTCAGCAAGCGGCAGATCTTAGCGATGACCTGGTGGAATCAATCCAGGTTTAGAGAGTATGAAGGGATCATTTGCGATGGAGCTGTAAGATCGGGCAAGACCGTCTGCATGGCAGACGGCTTTTTTGTTTGGTCTATGACCCAATTTGATGGACAGACTTTCGCAATTTGCGGCAGAAGTATTTCTTCATTGCGCCGCAATTTGATCACCAATTTATACAGCTGGCTGGGCGGTATGTTCCAAATCAAAGAGAGCCGCAGTGAGAATAAGCTGACAGTGCGCAGCCATAACAGGGAAAATGTATACTATCTTTTTGGTGGCCTGGATGAAAGCTCGTTTAAACAGATTCAGGGAATTACCTTGGCGGGGGCTCTTTTGGATGAGGTGGCACTGATGCCCCGATCCTTTGTAGAGCAGACCTGCGCCCGCTGTTCGGTGGACGGCTCTAAGATTTGGTTCAACTGCAATCCGGCCGGACCGGAGCATTGGTTCTACAAGGAGTGGATCCTGAAAAAAGAGGAAAAACGGATGCTTCATCTGCACTTCACGATGGCAGATAATCCCGGACTTTCCGCAAGCATCCGCCGACGCTATGAGAGCCTGTACACCGGTGTATTTTACAAGCGTTATGTTTTGGGGCAATGGTGTGCAGCAGAGGGACTGGTGTATGGTTTTGATCCGAAAAAGCATATTTGTCACAGTATTCCTTCCAGTGGGCGTTACTATATCTCCGTGGACTACGGTACGCTGAATCCCTTTTCGGCTGGGCTGTGGTGCGTAGCAGAGGGTAAGGCGGTGCGCATCCGGGAGTATTACTATGACGGCCGGAAAACAGGAAAAACCAAGACGGATGAGGAATACTACCGGGAGTTAGAAGCACTGGCAGGGGATTTACCGGTGGAATCGGTGGTGGTGGATCCCTCGGCGGCATCCTTTATTACCGTGGTGCGCAGGCACGGCAGATTCTCAGTACGAAAAGCAAAAAATGCTGTATTGGACGGCATTCGTCTGGTGGCATCCTTGCTGCAATCCGGTCATCTGCAGGTAAGTGATAAATGCAAGGACAGCATTCGGGAATTCTCTTTGTATTCGTGGCAGGAGCAGGGAGATCGTCCTATTAAGGAAAATGATCATGCAATGGATGATATTCGGTATTTTTGTTCTACAATATTTTACAGGAAGGTTGGAAAAGAATGATAAAAAAATGGCTGATTGACGGCTTTTTACCAATGTGGGCCAAGGAAACTGTATTGGCAGAAAACCGGCGTCTGAAGCATCAGGTGGAAGTATTAAAGCAGGATAATCAGGAAATCAGAGCCTATATTGATGGCATGGAAGCCGGTATTCGTGCCGGTAAGAAAATCACTATTAACACCGGAGGCAACGGATAATGGCAATTTATAATTATGAAGAAGCCTTTGGGGCTTGGGATCAGACATCCCGGGCAATGCGGAAGGCTATTGCAGATTGGTTCTCCCTGTATTACGGCGGCACGGAAACAGTTGACGAGGATCCCTGTCAACGGGTAGCCTATTCGGTGGTCAGCAAGCTGGTTCGGACGGTTTTTGGAGAATACAAGGCATCCAGCGACGATCCTGTTGTACAAGCACTTCTGAATGAATTAAATATGACTGCCCGACAGGCTGTGGAATTAAGTCTTGTAGGCGGTGAATGCTATCTGAAGCCCTGCCCGGGGAAGGCAGGGTTTTCTTTTTTCCTGATTCCCCGTACCAATGTGCTGATCTTTGGCAGGAATGCTGCCGGAAATTTGACGGATATCGGCACGGTGGAGCGCAGCACTGCAGGAAAGTACTACTACACGCTTTTAGAAAGAAGAACTGTGGATGAAAAGGGGTATTTAACCATTGAAAATAAGCTGTACCGCAGCCAGAACGGTCAGAATTTGGGTGTGAGAGTTCCGCTGGCATCCCATCCGGAATATGAAAATTTGCCGGATGCTTACAGCTATGGTGAGCCGCTGAACAGTGTGGGATTGGTGCGGCTGAAAACACCAATGCTCAACTGTGTGGACGGTTCTCAGGATGGTGTCAGTGTGTATGCGCCGGCAGTGGGCTTAATTGCCTGTATCAACGAAAATGAGGCACAGCTTCGAGGTGAATTCCGGCGGGGACAGAGCCGGATTATTGCATCCCGGGATCTGCTGCGGGATGACGGCAGCGGCTGCCTGAACCTGACAGATCACCTGTTTGTGGGGTTGGATGATGATCCGGAGCAGGTGGGAATTACTATGTTCTCCCCACAGCTTCGGCACACTGCCTATTTAGAGCGCAAGCAGGAATACCTGCGCAATGTAGAGTCGGTGGTGGGCTTGAAGCGAGGTATGCTCAGCGATGCCAATATGGACGACAGAACTGCCACGGAGATTTCCTCCAGTGCTGGAGATTACAACCTGACTGTAATGGATTTTCAAAGAATGTGGGAGAAAGCGGTTCAGGAAACTGTGGTGCTTTGCTGTGCGCTGGCACGGCTGTACCGAATCGGGAGTCCTTCGGAGAACCCTGCGATCAGTATTGATTGGGGCAACGGTATCCTTTATGACGAGGATAAGACCTGGGAGGATTACCAGAAAATGGTAGCAGCGGGTTTGATAAAGCCGGAGATTGCTCTGGGCTGGCGGTTTAATATGCCCTGTGATACCGAGCAGGAGCAGCAGGCAATTCGCAGCCGCTTTATGCCGGCGTAAATGATTGTTGTGGTTATCACCTTAACTAAGCAAGATACAAGATATAGTAAAAGGTGACATTTATAGGACTGTAAGACATATATAATGGCATCAAAGGAAGGTGCCGAATATGTCTAAA